GACAATATCGTATGCCAACACTGTCTAGACACTACCCGTTGCCGTTCGTGCAATGCTACGGGTGCGGGTATCCAGAACAGTATTTGTGACGGTTGCCAAATTGAATTAGATAATCGACGTTGCGATATTTGCGGGTATAAGCTAGACGGGTACGCTCTAGATGAGTACCGTTGCGGGGCGTGTCATAATGACGTAAACACTATCCAATGCCCTATCGGTATCGACGCTAATGACCCGCACACTTTCATAGCGGGTACAGGGCGGTTAGCTTTCTACGACATTATGGGGATAGCCGGCCACTATCACGAAATCTGTCAAGAGTGTGCGCACCCTATGAATGAACCCGTAGTCGATGGGGGACTAGAACTAGCCCCTGATTTGGCTATCTATTCGGTATGGGTTGGGGGTGGCGAGATTAACGATCACGCTCTAACGCCCCGTCAGGCTATTGACTTATCGTATGAATGGGTTAGGCAGGGTTACGATGACGTAGCTATCTACGTATTCCACGACAGTAGTCAAGCGTCATATAGTTGGTCAGAAATGGCAGAACTATCTCATACGACACAAGTAGCTATGTTTGGTTGGTGCGGGTGTGAGGATAACGCCGGTCAGGATAACCCTTATCCTAATTGCCCGAACAGGGGTTCACTATGACTAACAAACTAATAGCAGAATACACTAACACTTGTATTTGTGTCACCTACAACGAGACAGCTGGCGACTTTGAGACAGCACCAGAGTGTTGGGGCGACTGCTGGCAAGATCAGATAGAGGACTTTACCTATATCGTTCAGGACATAATAGAACACTCTACTACGTTCAAGATAACAGGGTTCCCTACGTGGTACGGCACTAGTGGCGGTACATTCGACGCTAGCAATGCCGAACAACTATTGTTAGCTATCACGCCCCGTAATACTGAATGGCGGTTACAAGTTACAGGTAATCTCTACCATCTGACCGGCGTACTTAGCCACCATGATGGTGCGGGAACGATTACTGTCACGCCCATAATCGAATAACCCCCAATATGAGAGAACGCCTACGACAGTGGGCGATCTGTCGGCCTATCCTCGGCATGTTTGTCGAGAGTAGGCCGATAGTTTTACGCCCACCAAACTATCACGTAGTACGACACACTAGGTTTGCTATCTATTGGCGAGACCCTTACAGGCTACGTGCCAACCATGCCGGCCACCTATCTGAATGGGGCAAACTACGTCACGCTTGGCGGTTCGGTTCGGTAGAACTAGCTACGGGGGTACTATCCGAAATGGGCGAGAACGGCATAATCGAAACATATCCATTCGATGACTAGCCAGATACCGTTATAGGTACTGTCGGCAATAGGTCACGGGCTAATCCCCGTGGCCTATTTCTATTGGCGGGATATCCTTGCCCCAACCAACACGGTTCGGGTGGTTGCGCTCAATCCTGCCCCAACAGTTGCGCTCAATCCTGCCCACGGCTAGATCGAGGGTCGCGTTCTATTTCTTTTCGTTGAGATGAACGTAGGAGTACACGTTGCGATGGCAGTACCCCGCCGTAAACTCCGGAGTTGTCTTGATCTTGGGGGAATGATAGGGCGTAGTCGAGGCATTGTAGGCGTACCGTACACCCAGGCGTTCCGGTGGTTGCGCTCAATCCTGCCTTAGAGTCCAGCACTTCGGTGAGTGTTCCGTTACAGAACGTGACAGCTTGCCGTTGAGTGTGAATGTCACCGTTCTCAGCAAAAAATAGGCGTGTATCTGTGCCACGGCATAGTGCTTCTTGTAACCATTCATCGTTCATAGTTCTATGGGCATAACAATTATTGGGGTTCGTTTACCGACCCATGCACCGAGGCAGTTGTAGTCAATGTATTCTACGGCTTCGTCGTAATCCATTTCGTCACGCTCAATCAGGGTGTCTATCATTTTTTGGTATGAGTAGATAGCTATTTCTGGTTCGTTGATTCGTTGTGAGTAGCCGAGGAACGCTTCGTCGAATCCATCCATGAGTAAGACTCTCATGCTGTTGTCTTTGAAGTATTGGTCTATCTGTTCTCGGTTCATTTCCCTGCCCTCCATATGGCCACTATCAAGGCAATGCTATGAATGATGATGATTGATGTCAAGAATATGTCCATCAGAATAGTTCTTCTTCCACTACACGGACATTCATTTCTTTGAGAAGTATCCGGCGTTTCTTTTGGGTGAGTCCACCCCATACGCCCTGTAAGCGTGAGTGGCGAGAAATCTTTAGGCTGTAATCTCGACACGGTTCTATGACGGGGCATGTGGCACAGGTGGCTAATGCTTTTTTGCGTAGTTCGTAGTCTACTTTTTCACCAAAGAACATGTCGGTCATACCTTTGCATGCTGCATCTGCGAACCATGATGGTGTTTTTTCTGCGATCATATTTGTCTCTCTGTTTGTTACTTGTTTTTTAGGTATGCCCAGGGTCGCCACCCTGACGAGTTCTGTAATGCTACAGCAAACGTAAGGTTGTATCGTGCAATCTTCATCATGTCACGGTCTATGCCCATCTGTAACGCCCAGACTTTATGCACGTTCCACTGCACCTGAGCTAGACCGACCGAACCATTGTTGTCTAGCCCGTCAATACAACGACTCTCAGCCCATAGCACTATCGACCATGTAGGCCAGTCGTTGATGTCGCCACCGACTTCTAGTAGTAACGGTAACCATTCGGCGCAACGGGGGTACATGATGCCCATAGTTTCAACTATCGGATCAACAGTTGTTGTCGTCGTAGGAGGCACTGTAGTGGTGGTGGTCGTAACGGCAACCGTGGTTTCAACGGGGGCAATAGAGACCGTTACAGGGGGCAATGGTGGCAATTCAGGTATGACCGCCGAACCGCACCCGACCAATAGCAATAAAGGTAGTAAACGTTTCATATGTTTTCTCTCTCTCAGTAGCCAGCTTGCTTCAGCAAGCCGACCATCATTTCTAAAGTCATAACACAATACTGTTGTGCAGGATCACCAACGCCCATACGTTTAGCAATCAACACACCATAGTCAGCGTGAGCGTTAGTTGTTTCAACCGCTGTCTCACGCAACCATTCAGAAAACTTTAATGTCTTATGGTTCTTACATTCCCAAACGATACCTGGTGTACCAGTAATATCCCCCTCGTCGAACTGGCCTGTTAAAGCTTTGCGTTCGGCGTGAGGGAAACCGTTTTCTTGTAGATAGCGGGTGATAAGCGTTTCAAACGCTGTACCTTTTTGTTTCTGCTTGCTCATTGACGGACTCCAATGGTAGTCGCTGTGACCGTTTGCTTTTACAAGTGTGCATTGGCACACCGTTGATCGGCACATGGGTTACTAATGTTGTCCTGCATAAGGGACACCACCAGTTTACCAAATTAGAGTCAGAAGGGTTCTTCATCATCACTAATTACATCTGCATGCAGGGCTTTTGCGGCACGAGCAACAGGGTCACTAGCACCCCAACGTAACGATACAGCTACTTCGTCAGCGAGAACTTCAACACGTTTCGCTTTTGTTCCGTCTTTCTTTTCGTAGCCTTCAATCTGTAGGCGGCCAAGTACGACGACTCGCATACCTTTCGCTACTTTTTCGGCAACAATTTCTGCTTGGTCACCGAACACTACGATGTCATGCCAGGTTGTTTTCTTGTTGTCGTCTTTGCCGTATGTATCAGCGACACTGAATTTGAGGATCGCTAAACCAGCCGGCGTGTATTTGAGTTCGGGGTCTCGCCCGATGTTTCCTGCGACGTTGATGTTGTTCATTTTGGTTGGCTCATTTCTTTGAAGGCGGCACGAAGTTTGTTCATGTCGTCGTTGGTTACATTGGTGAGGTCTACGCCGGCGGTGTCGGCTACTTTGTCGTGGTCTAGGTTTGCGCCTGCACAGGCTTTGATGAACTTGCCGACAATCTCAGGATCGACAGGGATTGTTGATGTTACTTCAACGTTTGCTACTGGTTTTGCTCGGACTTTGATGACGGGTCGTGGGGCTGGTGCGTGACTGCCCAGGTCTTCCCATTCGTTCTTAGTCCACAATGCGAGACTGATACCAAAACGCATAGCAGCATTACGCAAAAAGTCACCGACAAGTTCTTTGTCTAATTCTTGTTTGTCTGCACGAACACTACCGACACCAAGCATCGGCTTGCCGTGAACATACAGGTGACCCCACATGGTTGCTGTGCCGTTCTCCACATGAATGTGTGGCCTGCCATTAACCCAACCGCATGGTTCCCATGTCCACATCGGATCAACTTCAATGAGGATACGGGTGATGTCTGCGTGACCAACAAAATCTAGTTGAGTTCCACCTTTAGGTAGCTTGCCAACAATCTTTGGGTCTGGTACAGCGTAGTTGGTAAGAACTTCCGCTAACAATTTCTTTTGGTTTTCCATTACTTCTCTCCCTTGAATCGCATTACTCGATATTGACTTGTCTTCTGATATTGCTTGAACAATTCTGGCTTCTCCGAGGCGAGCAACTTGCTGTCGAAGGAGGTCTTGGATTGAGGTTTCCACGAAACTACCTGCTTTCCGTTCACGACACCGAACTGGTTGTCTTTTAATAGTAAACCTATGGTTGCTTTCAACTCATCTTCTTCAACACCTAACAACTTTTTTTGTTGCTGAACTTCATTCAACCGTGTGAACACTTCAGCATATTCAGTGAGATCGGTTGTCTCACTACTGGAGTCCACATATGCGGCTGACACTTCTTCGTATGTTGCTGGCCATTCGGCAGGGATGCTACCGAGTTTGATCCACCACACAAACTCTGTGACAGCACTGATGTGCAACAGTTTTTCTTCCATAGTGACCGGTTGACGGTGTACATGAAGGTCGAGGGTACTGTCAAAGATACCCCAAATGATTTCGTCTACGTTGGCACAGATAGCCTGATGGACACCCTGCCAGTACCAGTAGCGAGGCAGTACGCCATCCCATTCACGGTTGTACGTTTTGATTTCTGCAACAACTTTAGGTAGATCAAATGCTGAACCAAAACTTTTAAGGTATGACTCTTTGTCAACACCGTCAAGTGTGGCGACCATAGGGCTACCGGAATTTTCAATCGTGTACATAACTGACGGTTCGATCAGTTCAATACCGATCTCGTCACCGAGCCACTCTAAAAGTGTGGCTTCCAAACGGTTGCCTCGTTCCATAGCACGATTCGTTTCAGTAACAACAGGCTCATCAGCCATCTTTGCTACAGCCAAACCGTACTTACTGATGAACCGATGCTCACCATGTACAGCAGCAGCTTCCGATGCTGAGATACGAGGGTTACCTTCCTCGTCACGATGTCTGGCTTTAAGCCATTCCATCGACCCGTGGGGTGGTTTAATAAATGTTGATGACATATTCTCTCTCTTTCGTTGTTTGGTTTTACTTTACACTAGGGGTGTTACAAAGTCAACTATTACTTCTTTCGAGCCTATTTTTAGCCTGGATTACATATTCTTCATCAATATCATAACCAATATACTTCCTATTTAATTCGTTAGCACTACTACTTGTTGTACCAGAACCATTGAAAGGGTCTAAAACAATATCCCCTTCTCGTGTTGTCAAAATTATACAATTCTGCACCAATTGTGGGGGAAACGGAGCCGGATGACCAGTTTGCTTTTCAGGATTTATTTCCCATATTTCCGTTATAAACCGAGAGTCTAAATTTTCTCTGAATGTTTTAGGTTTATTTTTACACAACCAATAAATATGTTCCGTGTTGGGCAACAAATGATCCTTACGTATATTTGGACTATTTTTCCTATTCCAAATAATTAACTGGTAAATATTTGCATTTGTTTTATGTAAGAATTCTGTTGGCAATCGAGCTTGGTTATTATTACGTCGTGGTTTATGGTTAAAAAATATTGACCCGTCATCTGTAATAACTCTATGTAGTTCGTTAATAATTTCTATCATCCAGTTTTGATATTCATTTTCTGGCATATTGTCGTGATAGTTATTGTAATCAATATTATGTTTTCCCCAAATTTGATTACTTGTTTGTGTCCTACCATTTTGAATACCCTTTTTGTTGTAAGGGGGTGAAGTAACGACAGTATTAACAAAATTATCTGGAAGTTTTTTTAACTCACTTAACGCATCAGCACATTTAATAAAATTTGTTTTTGTACTCATAATCTCTCTCTCTCTCTCTTTTAATAGAAACTAATCTAATTCTTGATTCCAATTAACTGGCATATGGATCGCCAACGAATACACGTTAACAATGTTTTCCCACGGAATATGGTTGATGTCCCCAACAATGTCAGGTTCCTCAGCATTATTCATAACCGTACCAACCAAAGTCATATAACCAGGCTTACACTTAGGCCACACCCAGCCGACCGTGATCGGCATAACAACCTCAGCTTCGTACCCGTCAGTGAAAGTCCATGATGAATCACCGCCGGCGTGAGCGTCACGCCACTGCACAACAACCATCGGCCAAGTGGGATCGTCGTCATCATAAACTTCAGTCATCGGGTTCTTCGGTGGGAACGCCGACTGATCCGCACTCTGAGCATCGTCTTCCATCCCGTTGTCTCCAATACTCATCGCATTTTTCGCAGTACAGATATTCTGTCACACATACAGTTTACCTCGCCACCACGCCCTGCCGCTATGGATCGGGATTTGCTCATACCAGAATTCCCCGTCACCAGGTTGGTATGTGACAACCGCTAACCCTTGTTGCCAGTCTTCGACGATAGGTAAGGGTCTTCCGTCGAGATCGATGCCACCTTTTGTTGAAGGAACCGCACCATCTGTCTTAGCGAGTGTACCTGGTGAAGCTGCAAGGATGGTTTTGGGGCCATCGAAATCTTCACGTGACCGTTCAGCCCATTCACGCCTGTGGATGTGTCCGAATACCACACTCGTTTTGGATGTCGCAAGGTATTTATGGGCCGTGGAGCCTCCGCTTGCCACTTTGTCCCCGTGGATGACCCTGATTCTTTCGTTAATCCAATACGACGAGGCTGGGTAGCCAGCCAAATACCTAATCCCATACTCATCGAAACGACACAGATGAGGGACACTGAGAACAGGCCAATTATCCGGCGTGTTACCTCTGCGTAAACCGAACGCTGCTTTGGCGTTGTCGAGGACATAATTGGGGAGCCTTTCTTCGTGGTTTCCTGCGAGCCATACGATGTCTGCGTTCGGAGCTGCTGCTCGTAGTTCGGCAGAGAAACGGGTTGCTCGATCTATGGATGCTTGGGTTGTTAGGGCGAACGCAGGGGACAGACGGTACTTACCGAATTCGGGGAAGTCCATGTTGTCACCTACGAGGATTACTTTGTCGGCGTTACTTGTAGCCACAATGTTGAGGGCAATAGTTAACGCTGCCTCGTCGTGTGTGGATACGAGTTCGGCGTTGCTGTCACGGTAGTAGCCGAACTGGATGTCTGGCAGGATCACTGCTGTCTCATATCCGTCAGGTTTTGTTATCGCTTTCGGTAACACCATTTTGATGTTGGCTGGTTTACCAGGGTTTATGACTGGCCATTGTGGGCCTGTCTCCCATGCCGGCGAGAACTGGATGCCCATGAGGTCATGGATTTCTGCTTCGCCTTCATCGTTTTTGGTGAGGGACTGGTAGATGGACACTCGCCCGATCTGTCCTACTTCTTCGACGTTGATGCCTTGTCGTTCAAGTAAGTCTGCGATTTTGCCGAGGACTTCTTTACGGTTTGCGGGTGGGCCTGTTATTAGTTCTTCACTTAATGCCACAAGAACACTTCCCTTCCAAATGCTTGCGTAAAGCAAGCTTGCCGATGATGTGACCGTTGTTTGCTAACACTCCACGTAACCATATCGCAGTCCACGGGTACATGCCTGACTTCTTATCTCCGACAGTACCTTCTTGAACTTTGTTGATAGCACTAACTAAAGCTAGTCGGTCAACTTTGTTTAACTCATCTAACAAATATTTGATTTTGCAATCAAAATATTTAGGGTTGTTTGGCTGCTTGTACAACTCGTCTGCGAGACTCATGTTCCTCCAGTTTATCGATGATGAATCCCAAACGGTCTCCGTCATCGCTCCCTCGTGGCATTACTCTAGTTAAGTAATACCTGATTTCAGGGAACAGTTCACCAACTTCTGTACACAATGTCAAGCATCTCCTATAAAAAGCCTTTG